GAATCATAGCCAGCTCTGATTGTGTTACCCCTTCAACTTCCTTCTGGTGAAGTGGCACCAAATCTCCAGGTTTCAGACCTGCTGTAATCTTTCCAGGCATAAATACTCTCTTAGAAATAACTTTCCCAGACATATTGAGCCAAGAAGGAGAAAATGATTTCTGTGTTTTCAATACAGCCATTTTAAGCATTTCATCATAAATAGCTGCATTACCCTTCATTCTGCTTACCAATGATTTTCCATAAGCAAAAAATGGATGAATTGGCTCTCCGTTCTGCTGGATTATGTTGTAATCGTCATAACCCCAAGGCAAAGGCATCCCAATCGGAGTCATTAGCACACCATTGAGTAAAATGGCATATTCATTATTCCATTTGTCCTGATAATGGATTTCCTCTACTTGATTGGAAGTTACCTCTGTCAATCTCCAAGTATTGTAAATAATTTGCGAACCAAGAGTGTTGGCAACTATCTGAACAGATTTGGTAACATTCTTCCATCTCTCCCAGATATCATTCCCATCTTCATCTTTTTTGCCATATTCTGATTGAGCATCTTCATAAGAGCGATACTTAACTGTGAATATGAAAGGCTGTAAAGAGGAATCATATTGGGTGATATCTCCAAGATAAACATTCAGTCCTGAAAGAATATTCCTGACTGGTCGTGCATAAAGCATTTTCAGTCTCTTTGACCATTTGGCACTTTTAATACTTCCTTCAAACTTCTTAATCCATTTCTTTGCCCATTGCCATCGTTCTTCCCAAAGCTCTTCTATAAAAACATATCCGTGTTTAAATAATTCATAAGCTCTGAACAGCTTTTTTTCATCATCATTATCCAAAGCATTAACCTTAAACATTATAGTTTCAATTGCCTGTCCCAGTGATGTAATTTCCAGCTGATTGGAATCCCAAGCGTGAATATCAGGAGTCAAATCCATATTGGTAATCTTGGCAATTAAATCAAAAAGAGTATCTCGCACTATTCCTGATTGGAAATTCGTGTCTTCTCTATTTAGTTTGGGAGCTATAAAAGTGGAAGCTGCTTTCTCTTCTGCCTGCCAGCTTTCAATAAAAGTCATCCCATCAAATTCTTCGTGTGCTGTATCACGCATATTGCGTGCTCTTTCCAGCTGAGTTTGTAATCTTCCAAGATATTCTATCTCTTCAGCAGAATAATCGGGCTTATCAGGAATCACTGGCTTGTCCAATAATTGACTGTCTGCTGATTTAGCTGTTATTGTTTGTTGTGGCATTTTATTTTCCTCGTTTATGCTTACGACGTTTATGTTTATTTATTTTATGATGATGTCTTCTTTTCCAATTCATTCTACCACTGAAGGAAATATCCCAAATCTATTAAATAACTTATTCTCTTCTGTCGCTTCAGAAGAAATAACTACATCTGGATATCTAAAGGTTAAAGCAAGTGCGTCAGCTACATCGGGAGATTGAATTCCCTTCTTAAACATTTCTTCTTTTGGCATTATCTGCATCTTACCTTTCATTCCTTCCAGACGCCGTCTATATCTAATTCCCAAAAGTTGATACCAGCTATTATTTAAATCTTCATCTTGATTGGTTAATAACTTTCCACCTCCTAAAATCCATTGTCTCAATCTCCAATACATAGCAGCTCGTAAGTTAAAAAACATCTCTCTGTCTTCCAAATTCTCCCAATCTTCCAATTTTTCTCCTGCATTAATGCCTCTTATACCCTCCAGATTTCTATTTAGGATATCTATTACCCCTTTCCCCACTCCTACGGCATCTATCCCAATTTCTGAGTTATCCACCTTATATTTCTTCTTAAAGTTAATAATTGCCTCTGCAAAACTCATCGTATCAGGACTTTGATTCTTCAGCAATATCCTCGCAACATTGGAAAATCTTTGAACGATAACTGAATAATTCTTTCCTCCACCAGCGGGGTCTCCACCCAACCTGTTCATTCCAAATCCATTCACTTTTTCATCGTCCAAAACATTTGGAATTCTGAGTGTTGCTCTATCAATTTCATCTCTTGTAAGTAATGGAGTCCAACCTTGCTCGTCCATCTGACTCTCTTTGGGAAATTTACATTCGTAAAGAACTCTCCAAAATGGTCTCTCTCTCATCTCAAATGCCTGTTCAATGGAAAATCGTCCCTCTTTTATTCCCTGTAAATAATCAATAGTTATTTTGTGATATTTTTCATTTGAATCAGCTTTTCTGAAATGTTCAGATTCCCAAGGATTGCCAACTTTAGCCAAAAAGTTATCAGTCTTATCTCCTAACATTCTCATTACTAGAACTTCTTCATCATCAGGAATAAGTGCTGATTCATCTTCTACAACATTTTCAGCTCCAAATCCCAAGGCTCCTCTGGCATTTGTTATAAAAATCTCTCCAAGTAATCCTTCTCCAACATTAAAATTAATCCTATCTTTATTTCTATATCTCCTAATTGATTCCTCTGTTTCTCCTTTACCTATAACAAACTTTGCTCTTGTATATGGATTATCAAAAAGATGGTCAATGATATGGCTCATTATGATTGATGCCTGCTCATTATTTCCTGCGGCAATAGCCCATTTTTCAGGATAAGTAGAAGCTCTTGTAAGCACAGCCAATCCAACAGTCATTGATTTCCCATATCTTGTGAATGTCTTAATCAAATTCCTCGGATATCTCTTTCTAAAAATTAAATCAAAAATTAAGCATTGTCCATCTGTCAAAATTAATGGTTTACCCTCTTGGTCTTTATATAAATTAGAAACCAATACTCGGGTTTCTTGTATTATTTCTTCTTCAGTCATTTCTTTTCTGCTAATTGCCTTATTGTTTCTGTAAGTTTGTTTATGTCTAAATTGGCAATTAATGATTTCTCTGGAGCGTAAGTTCCAAAAACTTTAAATACTAATTCTGCCGCCCTCAATCTATTCTGTTCGTTTCCGTTTAATAAAATCTCTCCGACCATTGCTTTTGCCGTATTTTCGTTAAAACCAAGTTCTACCAAAGCATTTTGCACACCTGGACTCATTATAATAGCTTTAGAATTTTTTTCGCTATTACTCAAAGAATATCCCGCATCGGCAAGTAAATCTTTAAGATATTCAAATCTTATATCCGCATAGTAAAACACTAAATTCTTTGCGGTTCTTCTCTGTAATTGACTTGGCATTCGTTTTGCCATAAACCAAACTTGTTATATTTATATTTAAGTAATTCTTTTAAAGCAGGAAACAAAAACGGGATGGATGGGTTAAATCCTTACCCGCAACTTCAGGCGTTGTGCTACTGCCCAGCAATTGAATTTTACTTCACTTTTGGGATGCCCTCTGTACCTCCCCCCTTTCTCCCTCAGCACTTGCCGTTGGGTTAGACACACACTTTTCAGTGTATGGCTTCAGGGTTTCAACTTCCGCTTACCGCCCACAAAAGAGAGTGCCTTATCCCATAGCACGAGGATTGTTCAGCCATTTTGTTTCCTGCTTTTAAAGAACTACTTCCAATTAAAAATAATTGGCTTTCTTACCCTTTTGTAATTATATAGTACTTCTATTAAAAAATCAAGTTAATCTACATCCACAAGCCGTACAAAATCTTTGACTTTTTGAATATTTTTTTAGAATATCTGAAAACGAGCTTTTTTAACAAAAGATATATAATTACCCAGGTAAGGATAGAAAACCCGTTACAACTCATTGTATTAGAAGTACTGATAGGTTAAAAATGGAGATATCTATAGAAAAATCAAAATACACTCTTATGGGGCTGGTGAGCACCTTTCCGCCTCGCCATTTAACATCCGCCTCTAACGGCCTGCACCCCATAGTTTTTAATTTAATTCTTTATACTGATTAAAACAGGCACGACTCTAAAACTTTTATAATCAGAACGAGCTTTACCATATTCTTTTGCTTCTTTCTTGCTCATAAAAATTCTCGGGTAAAAAACTTTTTCTCCATTATCTATAACCAAACGAAAAGCTATTCCATCTAATCCTAAAGATGATTTGTATAAAACAGCCCAATATGTGTGTTTTTCTTCTTTCATAGTTTTATTTATTGGGGAATTATTTACCTTTTAATAAAAACTTTCTTAACTTATCTTGTAGTGCCAACTCGCCAAACATTCTTATTTTTTCTCTTTGATATTCTTGTTCTGTTATTTTTGAATATCCATAAAGAGGTATTTCTGTTCCCCACCATTCTTTATTCGTATAAGGTGCTTCGGAACTTATGGAAAGATGTGCCTCGCCTTCTTTGTTAATATGAAACTCCTCAAAAATCAGATAAAGCGTATTATTTTTCCTATTCTCAACGTAGTCAAGAATTTTCCTATAATAACCATCATCGTAATCTGATTTAATACACACACCGACAAGTGCCTTTATTCTTGGATACTGAACATCTTCAATTTCTTTTTGTTCTATCGCGTATTTTTCATTAGACAATTTGTTTATTTTGTCTTGTATCTCTTTTATTTTTTTTATTTCTTCTTTCATAGTTTTATTTTTCATCTTTTAATGATTTTTAACATATCTAATAACAACTGATTAATCCGACACAATTCTTTAATCAATTGCTCTCTTGACCATTCTTGATAAAATTTCTTATTTGTGTTTTTATTTACTTTTTTCATTTCGTTGGGTTTCATTTCGTTTTTTGAAGAGAAGAATAGAATTTATCTTTTTAGTCCACCATTCCAAATAATAAGAAAAAACCTCGTCGGTGTCTTGCGTAATTTTTATACCAGCATCAAATAATGAAAAAAATATAAGATGTGATATTTCGTGTGCTAAAATTTCGGGCTTTAGTTTACCTTTCTCAACATAAATATAATATCTCGTTTGTTGGCTTTGTTTGTCTTTTCTGTCTTCTATGATATAACTTCCTGTTTGACCGGTACATTTTTCAAGTCGGGTTTTGATTCCGCTAAGATTACGCAAATAATCTTCTGCTTCAAATGCCAGACAATCATAAATCAACAAAAGATGGATGTTGAAAACTGGCTCATATATTCTTTTTATTTTCATTTCGTTTTATTGAGGGGGGTTAGCTCTCTAAAATCTGCGGGCAAAATCGCCTATTAATTGTTAATTACTGAAATCACCACTATCGGAAGAATTACGGACGACCTTTACTAATTCATAAGCAAGAATATCATCTTTAATTTCTTGCCAAGTTTTCTCGCCGTATCCGCCATCAGCCAAGTCGTTACCCCTGTTCCAATCCTCGCCCGCCCTTGGCTTGCGAGTTTCTGCAATACAACCGAGATAACCATTATCTGCTCTATTTTCATCTTTTCTCGGTAAATGGGCAGAAATGTGATACGTATGGTCTTTTGTGAAGATTTTTAATCGGATTTCTCCTTTTTTATAGTCGGAAATGTAAATGAAATCTTCAACTTTACTGAACCGACTGACTTGCTTGAACCAGTCAAACAAATATCCAAACTCTTTCAAGACCGAAATTGAAAACTTCGGCTTGTGCTTATATGCCTTATCAGGCACATTCAACGCTTGTTTTTTGGTCATTGTTTTGTATAGCGTCTTGACCCGCAGATTTCAAAGAACTACCAAGTAATTATAACATATTTTCATTTTTTAAATACCCAAAAATAAGAATGAACTTTTCGCAAATGTCGTTGTATTAAATTAGGATTAGCCACCTTATTTTTGGGTAAATTAAGTATAGCTAAATCTTTCGCATAAAAACCTTGCTCTCTTGCCCATTGCCATACAAAACAATGAGTCATCGTAGTTTTATTATCTGTAAAATCTTGGCATTTAAAAATGAGTATCCCTCCTATTTTTAGAACTCGGTATGCTTCTTTTATTATGTCCTGATATAATTCTTTTAATGCTTCAAGGTTTTGTAAAATGCCGTGAGTTGCCGAACTATAATATTCTTTTGTTTTTCCATGAATCCCAAACATAAATGGGGGGTCAAGTATTACGCATCCTATGCTTTCATTATCTATTGGCAAATGCCTTGCATCTGCCTTTTTAACTCCTAAAACCTGTGGGATAATATCAAACTTATATTTTGGTTCTTTAATTCCTTTATAAAAATTACCCTTAAAATACATTGGGTCTAATTCAATTCCTGCGGAACAATGAATTTCTATCAATGCTTTTAATAATTCCTGCTCGTTAGTGAATATACTTTTTTTAATTTCTTTTTTCATTTCGTTGTTGGGGCTTTTTTAACTTCTGCACGAAGAAATTGATATGCTATTTGTCTTTCTTCTTTTCTCGCCGCTTGGATGGCTTGGGAGATGAAAGATTTGATGCCAGAAGTAACATCATAAGTTTGAAAATGATTCGGTGATTTTAGAAGAAGCTCTACGCCATCTTGATAGTGGTACTTCTCATCAAACTCTTTTTCCCAATTTTGTTTGGCGGGCCTCCAACGAGCTTCACACTCGGGACAACAATCGTCAAATCCAATCCCTATCATTTTGTGCCCGTTCACGCAGGTTTTTATGTCCTTAAGCTTATTTTCTTTGGCGGATTTGCGGAAAAAACCGGTGTTTTTCATTTCTTCTTTCATGGTTTTAGATTTGGCTACGAGCATATTTCTTAAAAAGTTTGTCTGCGTATTCAAGCATAAACTTTCTACCATCTTTCAGCGCATCTTGATATTCTTTGAATTGTTCATCGGGCATAACATACGCCATCGTGTCAAGCCAAATATCTATTTTCATATTTTTGCGGTGTTGGCTTTCGGATATAACGCCGCCACAGATTGCACCAGTATTTTTCATAGTTTTATTTATTGGGGGTTAGGAATTCTTTTAATAGTTCCCAGCGAGATTGGTAATTTTTTATATCTGAATTGTTTTCAATTTCCTTCAATTTCTCAATAACTTCCTCCCTCACCGCTTTTTCCAATTCATCAAGTAGAGAAAGAAGATTTTCTATTTCGGAGAGTTTGGAAAGCAGGAAAGATTTCGCTTCTGCCCTGCCAATTTTCCATTTTCCATACTCATCAATCATAAATTTATCAAACTCTTCAATCGCTTTTCGCTTTAATTGTTCTATATCTTTTTTCATAGTTTTAATTTATTGGGGGCAGTGGACATAAGCCCTTTCTACGACCTTTAATATGGGACTTCCTCTGGCTCTTCGCTTAATTTCTTTTCTACGAACCTTTGAAGTTTTCCTAATTCTTCTTGCGCCGATTCCCAGCCAAAACTTTCTGCCTTAATTTCAATCGGATATTCTTTGTCTTCGTAGAGAACTTCAATAGTTATTTTTAGAGGATTCATTTTAACTTTTACGCTTTTCCGACCTTTAAGGTTTATAAACTTCGCCATTTTCAAGGTGACATTCATAATCTTCTTTTTCATCACTCCAATTTTTCCATTCCAGTTTGATATTCCCATAAGCTTCTATAATTGCTTCAGCCCAAAGCTTGTCGCCTTCAGCCCGAAGCTTGTTGCCTTCAGCCCAAAGCTTGTTGCCTTCAGCCCGAAGCTTGTTGCCTTCAGCCCGAAGCTTGCTACCTTCAGCCCGAAGCTTGTCGCCTTCAGCCCAAAGCTTGTTGCCTTCAGCCCAAAGCTTGCTACCTTCAGCCCGAAGCTTACACCTATACTTCCACACGAAACTTAATTGTAATCCTAATGCTTTCTTCATTTTAACTTTTACGCTTTCCCGACCTTTTTAAGATTTCTGATTTTTTCTTTTATTTCTTTCCACTCGCCGCCGTTCACTCTGGGATAATTCTTCGGAAAATTATTATCTTTTCTGTTTTGAAGGGATAAATCGTTCCAAGTTCTTAATATCCCTGCCATCTTCCCGCAATCTATACTTGCTTCAGCATATCTTCCAAGCCGAATTTCTAATGAAACACGACGAGCGAAGTTCCTAAAGATTTTTATTTCATTAGCGGTTTTATAGTCGTTCATTCTTCCATAATACACCCGATTGATATTGGTTTTTATTTTTATTGTTTTCCGACCTTTGTTAAAGAATTGTCCTCTGTCCATTTTATTTATTTCTTTTATTATAAATGCTTACCCTTACAGAATCAAGAGGAGTTATCCACACCTTGTTTTTCGGTGTTATACCTCATAATTTCCTCTCTTATCTCTAAATATTCTTTTACAATCATCATTAAACCAGCAGTTTGGTCTTTTTTGGTTAATGATAAGGCGTGTCTAACAATTTCATACTCCGCCTCACTTAAAGGAAATGCCATTACTCTATTTCGCTTTTCTTCAACGACTTCTTCTTTTTCATATTTACTAAAATCAAAATCTATCAATTTCTTTTTGTTTTCTATCTCTTCATTGGTAAGAGGAAATAATGACAAATGATTTTGTTGGAGTTCTCTAAATAATTTAGCTTGTTTAATTGGGTCATCTTCGCCACTTGTATTAAGTAACTCCGTCAATGCTTTAGCGTCGTCATCTTTTATTTCACCTAAGTTATCCACTTTAAGTGTTGTATATCCTAACTCTTTACAAATACGCCATCTATGCTCTCCAGCAATAATCTGATATTGCCCGACATATTCTCTAACAAGTAAATTATTAATCATTCCGTATCGCTCAATAGATTTTTTAACAGATTCGTGAATTTTTTCACTTTGAACATTTGGATTCCATTTATTTGGAACAAGTTCGTTAATTCCTACTTCTATTACTTTTGTTGGGAATTTATTAATTGTGGACATAAATTGTTTTTGTTGATGTATTTTTTTTGAGCTCCTTAATTGTTTCTAAATCATTTTCATAAAACAAATCAATACCAAGTTTTTTAATTTTATCAATCTTAAATGCGATACTTTTTTGTTTATCTGGTTTATTTTTGTCGTAATCAATAATAAGTAAAACATTTTTTAATCCCCATTTATCCAATTGCCTACGAGTTAAAATAAATTCATTACTTGGTCTTCCTGTTATAACATAATCTCCAGAATATACAGCATTACAATATTCAGTTTTCTTTGCGAATAAATGAGTAATAAACGACCAAGTCTTTGGAAAAATCTTCCAAAAAAACTTTATTAACCAATTATTTCTAAATTCAGTACACAATACTCCATCTAAATCAAATCCTACTCGTATAAAATTCCTCTCTCTTCCCACAATCTTGTTATTTCCTTCTCGCATTTAAGCAATTCTCCTACATTGTGAATCAACCGACCTTTATAACTTTCTATAAGATTTATATTAAAATTATGTTTTAAAAATGAATCTTTGTCACTATAATGAATACTTGTTTCCATATCAAAATTCTTACTATCCCATTTTAATAATTGACCATATTGACCTCCTGTAAGCCAAGAAGTGCTATCTACTGAATAAAATGGATATTCAACTAAATACTTCAAAGCAGTTATCCCGAATCCGTGAACTTTTGTTTTATATTTAATTGTAGTTCTAAAACAGAAATTCAGAAAGTTTATAACCGATTTCGTATCTATATTCATTCCAGCAATTCCTCCTACAGCTATATATTGATTATTTTTACAAAACTCATCAAGTAAATCCTGTCTTTTATTAGCATATTCCGAGTAATGAAAAACTGGTATAATTGGATAAAATTGTTGTAAGTATTTCTGATTTTCTAATGCTATATTCAAATCATATACATCAAGATTTGCAGCCATAAAAATTCTATCTTTATTTTTCTTTAAAAACTCACCATATCTTTTAACATCAATGTTTACTCCCATTTTTCTTGCCGTATATCCACCACTATCTACAAAAACATTGAATCTATCTGCGATTTTTTTAAGATTCTCACTGTTTTTTGTCCAGTAAAAAGATATCAAAATATTCTTTACGTTACATTTTTCAAGAATATCTATAAACTTACTATTATCTGCCCCCGCAAAAAATAAAATCATTCTTTTAATACCATAACATAATTACAAAACAATCTTTTTTGTCCAATAAATGGGTCTATTCTAATAAATTCTTTATCCCGAAGATATGTTGACCCAAATTCCATAATAGTTAAATCTTGAACTTCATTCTTAACTAAATTTTTTAATTCGTCTAAATCTAACTCTTTCAAATGATAAGAATTTCTTTTTCCTTTGAAAATTTCCACCCCTGCGATTGTATTTGGACCTGACTTACTTGTGCTTCCTATAACAAATCCCATTTTTGTAATCCGATTCATTTCTTTAACAAGTTTCTTTTGGTCCTCTTCATTAAGATGTTCAATTACTTCAAAACAAAACGCTCCATCAAAAGATTTATCTTTAATTTGTTTTAAATTCGTAACGTCGTCAACGATAAAATCCGATGTTTGAAGAAGCATATCTTTATCAACTCCAAGAACTTGTTTAAAATAATTTCGCATTATATTAATTCCAAATCCATTTCCACATCCCAAATCAACTATTGTTTTAAATCCTATATTCCAGAATAAATAAGAAAAATGTCTATAAGGAGTCAAATATAATTCTTTAATAATCTCAGGAGTCTCACTATCTATTCTCTCTCGTATATCATTATTCATTTTAGTAATAAAGATATCGCTCTAAGGTCTTGTTTACATCTCCTTTTTGAGTAATGACTAAAATCTTTTTTCTTTAAGGCATCTCCCAAAACTTTAAGATATTTATCAATATATTCTTTACATCCAATTCTAACATCTACATCGGTTTTTAAAATAAGACCATTTGATATATAAGCTAATGCTTTTCTTAAACAAGATTGACATTCCCCGCAATGTCCCTCTTTTTTTTCAAAACAACTAATTGTATAATCCAATTTCTCAAGAGGAAGATTATTTTTCCACCACCGAACTAAATCCGTTTTTGTCTCATTTTCAAGTGGAGTTTCTACTACTACTTGATAAGGAAGCCTCTTGAATAATTTATTTACACTCACTAAAAACTTTTTTGATTTATCTCCACCACTTTTTGGCATTTCTCCATTTAATACTCCAAATAAAATTCTTCCACCACCCCTCATTTGTTCCGCTATTAAAGCCAAAAAGTAAAAATTTCTACCAGGAATAATATGTTTCCAGTATAGTTTTGAATTAAATGATAATCCGGTATTGATATAATCAAAATCTATTCCTAATCTATCCAATGCTTCCATTTCTTTATCTTTATACGGCTGACCAATATCTATATAGTAAGCTCTTACATTTTGATAATTTTGAATTGCTCTAAAATATAAAACCGACGAATCAAGTCCACCACTAACAAGAACTGCGGTTTCTGGAATTAAAACTTCAAATGTCGGTTTATACTCTTCCGGTTTTTCTGGAACATTAAATAACTCTTGATTGATAAATCTAGCAAAATCTTTGGATACTTCCAATGAAGACTTATTTAATCCTGCTATCATTATTTCTTTCGCAATTTCTGAATAAGTATTATCTTGTATCATAATCCTATTAAATTAAAGAATTCCTGTTTCACGCCGAATTTATCTTTGAATAAACCTCTAACCTGCGATGTTATCATTTCTCCTTGTTGTTTTATTCCTCTCATTTCTTTACAAAGATGACGACCTTTTAATACAAGAATTACTCCTCTCGGTTTTAATTGTTGCCATACATCATCAACTATATCTTTTGTTAATCTTTCTTGAACTTGTAATCGTGAAGCGTGCCATTTGACTAAACGAGCAATTTTACTTAATCCTACTACTTTTTTACCTGGAATATAGCCAAAATAATACTTTCCGAAAAAGGGAACAATATGATGTTCGCAATGACTATAAAACATTCCTTCGTCGCAAACAATTTCATCATATTTTATTCCATCTTTACCATTATCAAAAAACGTAAGAGTTGGCTTTTTACTTAAATTATATCCTTCAAAAACTTCATTCCACATAGATTTAACTCTGTTAGGAGTATCTTTTAATCCTTCCCTATAAGGAGAATCTCCTATACTTTCTATTATTTTTTCTATAAGAAGAAATTTTTCTATTTCTGTTTTTGTCATTTTATTATTAGATTTACTAAAGTATATCCTATAAAAATACCTATTATTCCAAGAATTCCTGCCAATACTTGTGGCGCAGGTATTGGTAGTTTAAATATAGAAAATATAATACCCACAACGAACCCCGTAAATAAACTGAGAAAATTATTCGCCATTGTAAATTACCCAACTTGAATTTTTGTCTCCTTTATAACCTTCACATACAAAAACTTCCCACATACCAATTCTTTCTTTATCAATTTTACAAGTGGTAAGAACTCTACTGTAAATCCACTTTGCTATATTCTCTGCGGTTGTCGGTATTTTTCCAAAAATATCGTTTAGAAATTTATGGTCAAGTTCAGAAATGATATTTTTAATAATTCCAAAATCTACTACCATACCTGATTTTTCCACCTTTCCAGATAATACTATTTTAACTTTATACGTATGTCCGTGAAGATTACAACATTTTTTGCTCACCAAATCTTCACTATCAGGTAATTGATGAGCCGCTTCAAAGAATTGATTTATTTCTAATTTCATAGTTTTTTAAGATTTTGGGGAGTATAGACAATTATACTCCCCGTTTGTTACCCCACTTCAGAACTTGCAATCGGGGAGAAAACAACCATCCAAAGAGTTGAGCGACCGATTCAACTTCTTTTTCTTTTGTTAATTGTTCCTCTCGGGTCTTTCCTTCTGCCATAAGATAAACCTGTTTCATTTCGTATTTGTTAACAAGCGATTGAATCTCCAAAATATCTTTCATATCAACTACAACGAATTTGAAATAGACTTTTGGAGACGAAACAAGCTTTCTCAATGCCTCGGGTCGTTCCCGTTTCTCAGAAGGATTATCCTCTCCAGAATTACTTGTCTTTGGTGAACAGTTAATCTGGTCTACCAATGACAAGAATTCATCTGTAGGAACAATTGTTCCATTTGTCTCAACTTCAATCCACCAACCGTAACGTTTGAAAATTTGTAAAAGTGGAATAAGTTGAGATTGTTGAAGTAGTGGTTCTCCACCCGAAATCACGAGATTTGTAATCATTCTTGGTCCTGGAAGAATACGCCAAAAAACTTGCCACGGCGTAAGCGAAACAATCTCTTTCTTCGGGTCATACTTGTCTGGATGTTGAAATTTTGTTCCAATCCAGTTCCAAGTATAAGGAGTATCACACCAGCGGCATCGTAAATTACAACCAGCAAGTCGTAAGAAAATAACTTCCTTTCCCGCCGACTTGCCTTCTCCTTGAATAGTCGGGCCAAAAATCTCGTTTATCTTAATCATATATCCTCCTTTCAATGTCCTATTTTTAGGATAAATCATTTTGTTTATGAAATCAAGTAAAGTTATCCACACCTATTTCTCGTATTTATAACCATACTTTTTAGCTAAAATCCCATACAATAACTCCTCTTTTTTACGAGTTGGTAACTGTTCCACATAATCGTGATGTCCACTACATAAAGTAATTAGATTTTTCATATTATTATTTCCTCTTAAACTTCTTTTTCTTATATGGTCTACGGTCAAAGGTGGAAAACAAAATTCTTGACTTTTAAGTAAACAGGTAAAATTATCTCTAATCAAAACTTCTTGTTTTATTTTTGAAAATTCTTCTCTATATGTTTTTGTTGATTTATTCATTTATAACTTTTAACTTATTCATTATATCTTTATCCACTTCAACAAAATGTTGAATCCCACACTTTGAACAAATCTGTTTTAATCGCATTGAGTGTTTACATTCCCACGAAGTAGGTTTCCCCATAGTTTCCGCCAAAGCATTTTTCCATTCAAGAGAAGTTAATTGTCTCGCCTGTTCTAATAACTCATCCAATTTTTCGGTTGGATTAGCATTAACAATGTTTTCCAATCTTGTAACAGGAATATCCAAAATATCTTCAAGTTTGTATTTTTTTTCTCCAACAAAATATCCGAATATTTTTCTATACCTTTCAACTTCTGACCTTGTATAGTAAATCTCAATCAATCCTAAATATCCAGACCATACTGGAGGTGGGTCAAATCCTAAAATTGCTTTGTATAATTGTTTATCAAACATTTTTTGTAAATCAATTATATTTTCAACGAGTAAGGCTCTTCTTTGTAATTCTCTTTTACAAATTCTTTGATGAGTTTCAAATGCCTCGTCGGGGTTAATTTTTTCTTTATCTAATGGTTTATATTTCATAAGAAGTATTATAAAGATTTATAATTGAAGAATGATGTTTTTTAAGTAATCTCGCAATTTTATTAAAACTATAGTGTAAAGAATTCTTTACTGTTTTAATAAAAATTGCTTTCTGTATAATACTAACTTTCTTCCTATCTAATTCAGATAATCTTTTAGCTTCATAAAGTAAACTCCTACTATTTTTAATTATACGGCTTAGAATTTTAAGGTAAGAATTTTTAATTTCACAATAAGGACAAAGTATAAGAAATTTAATGTGATGACTAAAACATTTCTTATATTTTTTTTGAGTTATAAGTTGTCTAACTCTTTCCTGACTAATACCAAAAGCATCTCCAATCTCTTTTAAGGTTGAACCTTTTTTACGAAGTAAAGTAATCTTTCGTAATCTTTCTTTTAAATTCTTATACTGTTTTCTACTCATAACAAAGGAAAATAATCTTCACCGACCTTTAACTCTTCCTCTTTAGAAGACATTTCTTTACAAAAATTCTCATAACTTTCTTTGCTTTTTATATCTTGAATTTCTGCTTCCTCCATCTTTGAAAATATACGAGCGGTTACAGGATTTATCGTCGTATTATCGTTTACTTCAAGTAATTCTTCCCATATCTTGTAAGATGGTCTACTCCACTTAGAATTTTCTTCAAAAAACTTTTCGGCAATCTGAATGATTTTTTCTTTTAACTCTTTATTTGGTTTTTCTCCTTTAAGTCCAAAATAAAACAAACTAAAATGACCCCATCCCGATATTTCCGCTCTTTCTCTTGGACTTAAGGAAAGTAATTCATCTCTTTTTTTATAGTAATCCAACAATGCTTTATTATGTGGACTATCCACTCGTCTTTCTGAATCCAATAAAACCAAAGAAATCTCTTTCTTTTTAGTTATAATATCTCCCAAATCAATTTCTGTATTCTCAGAAACACTATCATCAAGCATTATTTTCTTTACATTTTTAGCTCTCTCATTCCCAATTTCCACAAGTTCATTATGACCTCTAATTTTTAATTTTGCCATTTCTTTATACTTTTATTGATTTATCAATTTTTTCTGGTTGTAAACTAAGAAACATATCTATTCTATTATCCGAGCTAAAGAACCACGCTAACCCCTTGTCTCTATTATTTTCCATCCACCAACGGTTGTTTGCGAAGTTGTCAATGCTTAGAAGCATATCCTCTAACGTGTAGCTACCCAAACGTGACCGAATTTTGTGCTTAGCAGCCATTGTTAACCGAGAAGCCGCGTTTATCTTTAACTTGTAATGGTTAAAAACTGCTTCTAAGTCCTCATTAGCAATAGGTTGCCTGCTATTAGAAGATTTTTTTTGGCTATTAGCCAATATGGGAAGGCTCATTATATATATATTACTACTTTTATTATTACTTATAAGAGACGACGTATTTTTAATTATATCTTCCTTTATATTACCTTCTAAGTTATCACTATTACCTTCTAAGTTACTATTTGCCTTAAAAAGTTTCTGAAAAGCAGTCCAGTCTGGGATAGGATATCTGGCTCTACGAGTATAATTGGGTCCCATACTTTGATAATCTTCCCAATTAACTATTTCTAAATAAATATCTTCTTTATTCTCTATTTTATATCTCTTTATAAGACCTACACTTTCTAACTCTATTAATGCCAATTCTACTTCTTTAACCGTTCTTTTTCTTAAAGGAATAACTATCGCCCTAACTATTTCAGGGCTTCCATCCATATGTCCGTAATCATCGCAATGAGTAATAAGCCAAGTAAATAATAAAGCCGAAAAATCAGAAACTTTAGATAGTTTAATTGAAGTAGATATTGAACTTGATATCATTCTTCTTTGTGCCATTTTTTTGGTTTAATTGAATGCCCGTCTCAAGCAGGCATTCTATAAACTAAAAAGGTAAATCTGGTAGATTATTTGGGAATTCTTCCTCGCTTGAAACTTGAGTTATTTCTTTCTCACTTAAAGATTCTACTTTATCTTTTTTACCATCTAACTTCGCGATAACGGGATTTTTATTGTTATCTCTATAAAAATTATCATTTCCAATAAAAAACTCGTGTAATCGCTTCATTTCCGAAATAACCGTTTCTAATTCTATTTCTTCCAATTTTTGACCTTTCTCAAAATCAATACAGTAATAAACTTTCTTTGTTTTCTTATTCTGTTCCTTTTTAGGATGAAGAATTGTGGAATACTGCCAAACGTGTTCTGCCCCCTTAAAACTCCCTAAGTAGTTGTAGAATTTTTTTGGGTCATCGGGATTCTCTATAGAACCAAGCGAACCTCCTCTAACAATTAATTTAACAACCTTTCCTGCATAATAGAAGTATACCACGTGTTCCGTCTTTAATCTTGGATTTTTTGCTTTTATATCTTTAGATAATCCCTTATCAATAGCCCTTCCTTCCTGATATAGTATTATTTCATCATTCGGAGTATTGTGCTCTATACTTCTTATTCCATCTTCAAAACTAGATAATCTCCTACGAATTCTTAGCACTATACCTTCTGCAGAATCTCCTATATTAACAGAAGAAAACTCTCCAGTATTTTCGTCTTTCTCACCAAGAATAAAACTACCTTTTTCACCTTGCATTCTCAAATAAGGTAAATTCAATCTTGGAGGTCGGCGATAATACTCTTCACCAGAATATCTTTCTGCTTCCTCTAAATCTATACTCATTATTTATTTTTACAAGTTTTCGTTCTTGCCGACCTTTAAATCTTCAATGTAATGAATTAACGCAATAAGTGGGACTCCTGTAAGTTTTAAAACTTCCTCTGATGTTTTACCTTTATTTAATAATTGAATAGCTCGTTGATATTTTTTAATTCCGTGAAATTGTTCATTGGCGACCGCTTTACGCATTTTCTCTTTATCTTTTAGATTTGAATTTCTATTTTTAATTTCTTTCTGTAAATCTTCAATTTTTACGTCTCCAAGAATTTTATCACGATATGGACTTCTATCAATTTGCCAGTTAAAAGTCCATTGTTGTCTTCTGGTATCAAAAATAATTAATTCCGGCTTTGGAGGTTCTGTTTTTGTTCTGTAATAAAAAGTCATTTTTCTTAACCAATCGTGTAATTCTTTAACTTTTTCTTCTTTTACGATATTTGGTAATTCAGATAAAAAAGTTGTATCTCTATCAACATACAAAAATGAACCAAGAACATTTTTTAAACCATCGCTATTATATAATTGATACATCGTAAGTTGATTAATATGATGCTCATAAGGATTTGAAATTGGTTCGTCTTTTGACCAAAATGCCATTGAATTCAAACTTTTAACTTCGTAAATCTTATCTTCTAAACCATTCGGATATTTTTGGGATAATCCTTCAAGTAATAATAAAGTTTTTTTTCTAACTATTTCATAGTAAGGAAAATCAAATCCCAAATCTTGAATTTTATTAAAAAAATCATATACTTCTTTTTTGGTTTTTTCCCAATCGCCATCGTGTCCAGCAAGAATATCATAACGACCATAAACTGGAAGATATTCGGGATTATCAAGTAACCGAACTTTACCTTGCCAATTTTTTAGAATACCGCATTTTCTAAAAGTCCAAACAATCCAAGCTTCAATAAAATTACCAGCTTCCATTTTTCTTCTAATTGTATCTGAAAAAGGATTGGTTGGTTCTATCCCCAACATTTTCCAATACACATCTAAAAATGGAGCTCCTATATCGCCAACATATAAAATATCTCTGGGCTCTGTTTTTCGGTCTTTTTCAAGAATTAAAGAACCGTTCCAGAATTCTTGAATACTCCAGCTCTTTTCCTTGTTTTTTGATTTTTCTATAGATATCTCCATTTTTAACCTATCAGTACTTCTAATACAATGAGTTGTAACGGGTTTTCTATCCTTACCTGGGTAATTATATATCTTTTGTTAAAAAAGCTCGTTTTTGCCATAATTTGACACTTAACTCATTTTAATTATAAATATCTTCTATATAGAATCAAGAGGAAGTTATCCACACCTTATTATTTCCTCAAGACCGAATTTTTTGACCGTTTTGCGATATTCTTCAAGTCCGTACTTAGAATGAATTAATCTTAGTATCAATGAAGCAATATCATATTTATTTGATTTCTGTGACCTAAGAACTTTTTCAAGTTCTTTATGTAAATCTTCAATTGTTTTCCACTTCATAGTGTATAGATAACTATTTCTGTTCTGTAATACTTTTTTTTATCCAATTCTTTTTTCTTTGCCGTCAATTCTACTATCTGTCTATCGTTTTTTATTACTTTTGCTTTCTGTAATAAATCAAAAATAGTTGTAGTCATTCCATCTAAGTCACTTCTGTTATCAGTCTTAAATAAAATACTTAATCCACACGGAACCGTAATTATTTGTCGGGCAGGATAATATATGGCATAGTAAGCCGCATCCATCCACGCTGTAACTTCTGGGTCTTGATACATTCTACCACGACTGATTTTATAACGATTCTTTTTCGTTGGAACTTTTCCAATAAGAAAAAATCTCGTTTTTCGTTCCTGTTCCATCTATTTATTTACTGTTTTTCACATCTCCTCGTTTTCTTCTTCTTTTTTTTTCTCTTCTTCTTCGTTTTCGTTTTCGTCTTCCTCGGGTAACTCTTCAAAAGAAAGACCAGCGATGAAGAAATTATTAAGTGTTTGTTTAGATAACATATTCATTTTAGGTTTAATTTTCTCCGACCTTTATTCTCCCGTAATTGTAAATCTATGTCGTGGACAAAAGATTTGTGCTTTATTATCTTCACCTTTGTTAAAATGATAAAACCGACCATACTTTTTAAACTCTTTTGCGGTTATTCTATAATGTAATCCCATTTCACTCTCCCAAATATGTATAAGTGCATTTTTAGGTAAAAGAACTTCCGTAAAGAAATATCCGTCAATTCCCCAAGCATCCAGCTTTCTGAATAAATGTTTTGATTCTTTAACGTTTTTTCTAAAAACATTTATCTCTGGAAGGTAATCTCCAATATATCGTTCTCGTTTATTTGTCATTATTCCTATCTTCATATTGTGATTATAAAATGGTTTCAAGACCAAAATCAAGAGGAGTTATCCACACCTAACCTCTAAAAACCCTTTATTTTACGTAGTTATCCACACTTTATTAAATACAAGTATTATATAATTAAGACGGAGACAAGATAGGGATACAAATAAGTCTATTTTGCCTATTATCTTCTCTCTATCGTTTTTCTCAGAAGGGTCGCACCCGTCTTGAATATTTGGGGTTAAGTAAGATGTATCCCTTAAAGAAACTCTTACTTTAACAGTATTCAGGGAGAAATAAAAAAGACCAAAAAGAAAAACTGGTCTTTTTTATTTATACCACTTGTTTCTGTATTTCCAAGTGCTCCACTCGTTTATATAACCATTTTTAATATAATTAAGACTCCAATGAGTGCTACAAAATAAGCTGTTAGCACATTCATCTGTAACTTCCGGATGATATACTTTGTTTATTTGCCAACAACCTCTTGAATTTCCATTATCTCCTACAATCTCCGCATTAAAACCGTTTTTATCTTGGCAATAATTAGATTCGTGTCGTATAATAAAATCAGCCGTGCTTGTAGGTATTCCAATTACAGAAGCCATACGTTCTACAAATTCTTTAACAGAACTCGTAGAATTAATAACCTTCGTATTTGTTGCTGTTTCTATTATAGTATCTGCTGAAACAATGGAAAAAATTGCTTCTTGAATGAGAATTTTATATAAAACCCAGAGAAGTAGAAAAATAAGTGGTATAAGAACTATTGTCCATATAACTTTTTTCCAAGCCATAATCGGGAAGCTTTCAGCTCAGTATAAGTTCACTCATTAAGCATTCCCATATAATTATAACCTCGGAAGCTGGAAAAATCAAAAGGTTAGGTGTGGATAAGAAACCACCGGGATATAATATATTAAGTATGGTCAGAAAGCTCGTTACAACTCATTGTAATAGAAAGAAATAATAAAAAAACAAAGAAAATAGCCGTTTTTAAGGATATGCGGCTAAACCTCATCGTCAATCATCGGATTGCCTTCAGCTTCTTTTCAACCACTTTTAGGTTTTCATTCTGCGTCAAAAACTTGTCCCAGCAATCCGTCCTGTATCCGTCATTCCACCTACGGTGGAAATACCGTATTCCCTTGTGTCCGCCCCCTCTGAAGCCGACTCGGCCTTCTCCTTCGTAAATCGGCTGATGGCAGTAAGAACAAATACTGACAACTTCCTTGTCGTTTTCCATTTTTCACCTCCTTTGAAAAAGTGATGGTTTTTGAGAGGACAGGATTACCATCAACCTTGGCGGGATTGTTTGAGCGTCGGGAGATTGCGGGGATAGCCCATTGCGTTAAGAAACGCATAGCATCGTATAGACTGCCTAATCGGGCTATCCCAAACTTGTTAAAGAACTGGGTTGGAGCGATGGGTTACCCGATGTTCCCACGACCTCTCCACAAAGAGTGGAGTGCTCTTATCGGGTCTGAGCTACGCTCCAGAGCTTTAAAGCTCTCCTCGGGCATTGCTGCCCGAAGACAGATTTCAAGCATTAGTTACTACCCGTTGTACTTTTTCCAGTCTGTAAGTGGAAATAAGAAGCCAAAGCCGTAAAAATTAAATCTACTACTACAGTTACATTTCCAGGAAGTTGTCCTGAAATAGCCGCATAACCATTATAAAGAAAAACAACAACCAAGGTCCAGAAAGTTCTGCTTCTTAGAAGAGAATAATTCATTGAATATTGTGCTTGTATTATCATTGCGACCTTTAATTGAAAAGTAAATTCTTTACTTTTTTAAGCAAAGAAATAATGTATCCAAGAATTGTTATTTGTGTCTTCATTATTACTTTTTGTTTCTCTTCGCTGCTTATAGGACCACTTATAATAGCTTCTGTTTTTTCAAATTCCTGATTTGCCATCCAAGCATCATAATTCAGAGGAGGATTACCATCGCTCATAGGATTAACAAAGCCATAACAGCCATTATTTATATTAAGAATTTCATAATAATAGCCATCATTATCTTTGTAAGATAGTAATTCGGGAACAGTTCCTACGGAAAATTCATTTATAGCAAGAACTATTCCTGTAGGATTTAGTGTCTTTTTACAAAATCTTTTCCCCCAATGAAGATGTGTTCCGGGGTATGGTGGAATACCTTTTTGCGAATCTGGAACTGGTTGACCATTTGTATAAACATATCCTGAATCTCCTTCAAAAGCCAAAAGTTGTCCCTGTTTCACCTTGTCTTCTTCTTTAACTTGTATATTAGACATCGTATGCCAATATACCCATTCAGTAACTATTCCATTTTCGTTAGGATTTGTTAAAATACAAACTCCAAATCCTTTTGTTACGCTACCCGAGCTTATATTGTAAATCTTATAAACAAATCCATCTTCTGCACAAAGCAAATCATCACCGTGAAAACTAACTATATCTATACCATTATGTCCTCCAGTCAAACCAAATCTCTGTTTATAAAACTCTACATTCTCTCCATAACCTTGAACTATTTTTCCATTTTTGATTGGAAATAATATCATTAAAAATCTTCTTTAGTTAATATACCAAGTTCCCGACCTTTTTCTATATCCTCTTGTATTAAATTCAAGTTGTGAGTTGTTTGTAATTCATACGCTTTAACTTTATCAGCTCTTTGGTCTACCACTTTAATAACTTCATCAACTGTATTCCCAAATCCGATTATGCTACAGATTGAATTGAATCCGGGAAGAGCATAATACTTTTTATCTTTTTGGTATGCTTTTCGGAATTTTACCCAGCGGTCAATCTCGGGAGCTACTTCAACTTCCAATTCGTGTTTATCAGCCCACTCAGAATCACAGGAAAAACCACCAATATACTTAGTCGGATACATTTCTGGAACAGTAGTTTTTCCTTCAGCTCCATTATAAAGTATTTCTCCCAAATTACGATATAATTCAGAAAATATGGCAGAACCAACAGGAGCAGGATTTCGGACTGTTGGGTCAATCAAATAAGGTTTTTTATCACTTCCAACTATAAACTCTGTAGAAAAAAATGAACAAGTTGGACTAAACTCTTTAAGTATTTCTGATAATTGAGCATTCATAGATTTCATAAAATCTGGAAGGTCTTCATAATTACAGATTTTTCCAATATAACCACCGCCTTTTCTTTCAAATCCCCAAGCTGTAGGATTCAAAAATTGTCCGTTAACTTGTATCCCATCAAATCCTGGTTCAATCCCTTCCTTGTTTTCCTCAATGACGAATTCTGTCTCTTGTGCATCACCTCTATGTCCGAGGGTTTCAAATAAGCTGTTAAGTTTTGAAACAGAATCATCATAGGAAGGAACATAAAATGTTTCTATATCTCCTCTCATATTTGCTTTCACAAATTTCTTTTTAGCTCCAATCAAAAATTCTTTTATCAATTCGTCTATATTTCCTCCAACAAAATAATCTTCATTAAATCCTTTATATTTATCCCATAAATGATTCAGTCTTTTATTTATAACCATTCCATTTTTTTCTCCAAATTGGTCTTCAACTTGATTTTTAATCCCCATAAGATAAGTTTCCAAATCATCAACGCTTTTAAGTCGTAAGGTAGCTTGTGTAGCCATACCTTTTAATGCTTGCTCTTGTCGCATTTGCCATCGCTGTAATTCCATAGCTTCTGCTTCTCCAGCTCCCCAAGTTCTGTATCCTTTTCTTCGTAAATAATCAACTACATCTCCACAATAAGTATCAAATGAAGCAATAAGGTCAACTTTGTCCACATATTCCCAGAAGTTTTGTATTCGTGTTATTCCCTTAAAATCTATTCCTATTTTTTGCTTGGATGATGAAGGAAAGGCATCCTGCCAAGGAACATAATAGAATACCTGCTTGAAATCACGAATTAGAGCTGCTGCTATTTCAGTAAAAAGCCCATAATCCCAAACTAAAATTGTTTTATTTTTGAGATTCATTATCTTTTTGTATCGCAAATGGAATCAATCCAACTCCAAACGCTTCCACAGGTAATTTTGCTCGTTCTTTTGGAATACGAATTTGCCACCATTCGCCTGGTCTATTAGATTCTACTGTCTTTGTTCCTACTGGGACAATCTTACCTGTATTAGTTTCTCTAACTTTACCCTCAACTTGTAATCCCATCTTTCTTGCTTCTCTTGGGATAGCTTCTTCGTTGAGTTTGTAGACGAAGTGTTGGGTGTCTACTTTGCCAGAGATGTCAAAGGTTTCTTCTAAACCAGATTCTACTGCCTGTTTTATTGTTCGTTTAATTTCTACTCCACCAGCACCAAATTCTTTTAATGATGATTTTGGCACTGCCTTAAACTTCCCATCTCCGAGGTTGTCTGTAATTATCCAAACATTTTCTCCTCCGTGTGTCTCACCCGAATAAACTTCTTGACCGATATTACTTCCAATGTCTAATGGTGTTCCAGGTCTATCAATTAAAAATTCTCTACCCCCAAATTTATTTACTATTTGAAATTGTTCTACTTGTCCCAATCTCTCAATGTTCATCGCTGTTTCTCCGCTTGGAATAAGCAGAGTATCTTTTCCGTCTTGTGCGGCTCGTTTTACTTCTTCTCGGAAGGTGCGGAGGTGTGCGAGTGGGTCGTTAGAGGAGTAGGGCTGGAGTTTTGCGAGCTCTTGTTCACGGGTTGTTTTGTATAATTTTAATTCTTTATCAGATAATTTTGACGCGTTCTGAAATCCCAATTCTCTTACTGCCGCAGTATTTGCTTCTTCCTCCAATCTTCCCTTCTGAAACAAATCACTCTGTGTTTCTAATATCTTTCTTGTCTTTCCATCTGCCATATCTTCATAACGGATGTGGGAGAAGTAGTTGGGGAATGATTCTTTTCCTTTTCCTCCGTGATATGGTCCTTGTGAGTACCTCTCTGCAAAGTGAACTTCTCCAGCACTTGTCTTTATTGGACTTTGATAAACTATTTCACCATATTTGCCATCACCAATAAATTCTTCACCAATGCTTGACCAACGAGGAGATTTTACTGGAGTAGAAGTAAGAGGAACAAGTTTTTCTTCAACTTTGGCTGCTGTCTTTGGAAGATTAACTTCACCTTTTTCAACAACCATTGAAGAACGAAACATTTCTTCTTCTGTAGGTCTCAATCCTTGCTTTTTGGTTAAATTAATAATTTCTTCTGCTCTGCCAATTTTTATTTTTTCTGACATTCCTCTAAATCTTTCAAGAAGTTTGGTAGAAAGATTCGGCAATCCTTGGAATAGTTTTTCTGTCGGGATTTTTCCCTTAATTTCTCCTTCCGGTGTTATAAATCCTATCACAATAGAAGCCAGTTGGCTGGATGTTATTTTTTGTCCACCTATATTGAATGTTATTTCGTGTGGAACTCCCAATAATTTCTCCTCTTTCGTTGCTACTGTCGCCAGATAATCCTGCAGTTGTTTCACTCCTGGAATTTTTGAAAATAATTCCATAGGAAGATTTAACATCTGTGGAATATCAGCAGCTGGAACGATTCCTGTAACCTGTGTCTTAGGAACATAGTCAATGAACTTCGGGAGAACTTTCTGGATAGCACCACTGATATTGGACGGGCTGGGAATAGAAAGTTTCTCTATGGGGATTTCTTTAAAATTAATCATTTTCTTTTCCAGCAAAAAACATTTTTAATAAAAGAAATCCTATAATTACTAAAATTAACTGTTCCATTATTTTTGATTTTTCTTTTCTGTTTGGCTTTTAATTTCACTCACTCCTACAACTCCAGCTCCAGCCCCAGCAATTCCTCCCAAAGTAGTAATTAAAGATTTAATAGCGTTAGATTCCTGAGTAGAAAGATATTTAGCTCCTTTTGTCAGTATATTCTGGTATATTTTTATTGCCATATCGGAAGTCAAAACAACTTTACCTAATTTGAATGTTTCTCCAGCAATTAGCATTCCAACAACAATTGGATTTACTATTGCATCTCTAATAACTCCACCCCACATTCCAGCTCCAACAATAAGTCCTGCCCCACCAATAACCTCTATTGTTGGATGTTTTGATAAGAAAGTCCCCAAACGAGATAACGTTCCCAAGTTAACACCAGCAGATGCTTTTTCTGCTATTGTTTTGGAGGCGCGAAGCATTGTGGTTTCTTGTTTCAATTGTGCTTTGAATATATTACCCTCTGGCAGTTTTCCAGCAATAAAATCATTTGCAGCCATTCTTACATCCATAACAGCATTCCACCGAGCATTATCTCCTATACCACCGTTGAATACTTTATCAAATAATTTAGGAAATTTGCTCTTAATTATTCCATCAAAAGTTTTTCTTGCCTCAAGAACACTTTCAAGTGTTTTTGGCTTATTCTCCATTATATTCATAAATGTATCAATAACTGAATCGTAAGCACTTTCTAATGTTTTATCTCCACCAAACACGACTCTACTTGATTCTTTTACATCACCAAGATACGATTTGAGTTGGTTTGTATTGAATATTGTAGTTATATCTTTACTGTTTTTCAATCCTTCCATAACCGATTTATTCACTTTTGATACTTCTACATTAACATTGGCTATATTCTCAAAAGGAGTAACACCTTTTTCTTTAACTATTCCCGTCACAGATTTAGCCATTTCTTCTTCAGTCGCAGAAGGAATAAATGCTGGTTGTTTACTATATAATTGAATTAATCCTCCTCTTTTTACAACTCCTCTTTCTTGCTGATAAGCAATAGCTCTTTCTCCTTTAGAAAGCTCTTCTGGAGTTTTAGTAACAACTCTTAATGCTTCCTGATAAGGTTTACTAGCAATTTTTTCTACTCCTGCAGTAGCAATTTCTCCAATAACAGGAATTTCTTCTTTTGCCATAACTTTTCCTGCTTTAGCTCCTTTTGTTGGAATGAAATAAGCTAATATATTAACAAGTGAATTAACATCTCTTGCAACTCTTGGATGGGTTTTCGCAAATTCATTATAAACATTCAATCCTTGTCCTAAATATTCCAATCCTGTTTGAATTTGTGGATTCAGTTGTAATAATTTTTCTCCGGCATATCCCAATGTTTTCTTAACAAAATCAGGAGTGAATGATTTTAATGCTTCCCCCACTATATCCCATCCCAATCCTGCTCCAGCTCCTGCTGTCTGTAATACTTTTTCAGGTAAAGTTACTCCAGGTTCTTCAAGACCAGATGCTAATTCTTCTCTTCTTGCTTGTAATGAAGATTGAACTCCAGAAGTAAATTCCTCCATTGCTCCTGTCGCTGGAGTGGTTCCTGCACTAGTTGGAAATTTTTGTATTCTTGACAAAGTAGAACTTGCCAAAGGTTTACCAAACTGATTCTTATAGTCCCTCAACTTTTGTTTTAATAGTTCAAATTGTGAATCTGTCATATTATTGTATTAAACCTTCATCAATTAACATTTGTAATTGGTCTTGGTCTAAAGTAGACGTATCAATACCTCCAAGTCCTCCCAAAATACTTTGTTCTTGCTGTAAGGATTGGTCGTATGATTTGTCCAAAACTGATGGAAGATTTTCTATATTTGTAAGTGGTGAATAAGGTGTCAAATCTTGTCCGCCAACATCCTTCAATCTTTGATTATATACTTGTACTCTTTGCTGATATGATTTTTGATATATATCGTAAGTTTCATTCGCCAATTTAATAATTTGATTAGCCACAGTTGCACCTATTGCTCCACCACCTCCACTCTTGAATTTATTGGCAAACACTTCAAGTTGGCTCTGATAAGATTGAAATTGAGTGTTAAGAGCAATTTGACCTTCTGTTATTTGCTGACCTCCTGTCATAAGTTGAGTTACACCATCAATCAGCTCTTTTGTATTTGGGTCTGTAGGACCATTTTGCTGAATGTCCTGAGCAGCAGCATCAATCCTTGCTTTAACTGCCAATGCCTCAGCATATCTCTTCAATGTCGGGTCTGCTCTTATTTGTGGTCCTATTATTCTTGTTGCTTCCATCGCTTTGGAAGTTTCTAACATCTGAGAACTTCTTGCCAACTGCATATTTTTAATTGCTATTTGAAGAGGAGTTTCTTTATAAGTTCCAGTTGTGATTGTTGATGTCATTCCAGGCATTCCATCAGCTCCTTGATAAATAAAGGTTAAAGTATTTTGTCCACTTGCATCAACACCTTGAACTGTTCCCAGAATATTAGCCCCAGGTTTTGCTTTAGCAAAAGATTCTAATGTTCCCATTGGCCATCCAGCCTGTACTTCCATATTCTCTATCGTTGCCTTCATTGTTGGACCAACTGTATTCCAATTAACTCCTGTATTTCCTATCATATTTGCTACTGCAGTCAAATAAGCAGAAGCATTATTCTGTTGCTGTGTGGCTGTTTGATTATACATATTTTGAATTGTAACTGCATTATTGAAATTTCTCTCCCATTGCTGAATGGCATTGGAATAATCCTGTCCTGTTGCCTGCATCAACATACTCGTATAAGTCATCGCATTATTAAGATTCATTGATGCTACAGCTTCCTGAGTATTCAGACTATCCAATTGAATCTGCATTGCTTTTGCTTGCTCATTCGTCTGAACATCAACTATTCCTGCAGCTATTCCTCTTCCTTGTAAAGAGAGTTTATAAGCATTAAATTGATTTTGTAACTCCAATTTCTGTGCCTGTATATCAGTTAATTTTTGCTGTAAGGTAGGTATGTTTGAAGTTTCTACCAATGAAGTCATATTTGGTAAAGGAGGAGTGGGTGTCAGCATTGCTTCACCTGCTACACCAATTCCCGGAGCTGGAGGGGTATATCCCTGTGAGGTAGTTACTCCTTGATTCTGACCAGAAGTATCAACTAACGCAGGAGGAGGTGTTTTTGCTTGTAATTGCCCCGTAGGACCGTATTCCATACCAGCTGGGGCTTTGATACCTACTCCACCAGCTGGGGCTTTGATACCTACTCCACCAGTTGGAGCTACTGGTGCTTGTTTTTCAGTTGCTGAAGGAACATTTGCCTTCTTAAATCCTTCAGGAGTTAACCATTCTGGATTTACTATTGGTAATGGCATATTATGTTATTTCTTCTTGAGGTTCAACGACTATTTCATTTAAATCAACATTCAGTCCCGTGGTAGACTGTAAATCATAATAAGTTTGTGTTAATAATTTTGCCTCTGAAGGATACATTTCCAAATAATGGGCTTTGGATTCTAAATAATCATTTTTATCTATAGCATAGGCATTCCAATCCCTCAATCGTCTATCAGATTCCATTTTGCATCTTAAAGCTATAAGATTAAATTCTTCGGTATCGGCATTGAGTAAATCTGTATCTGCTGTGCTATTTTCCAAATAAGCTCCTGCTACTGTCTGCCAGCCATATTTTGAATAATAAAGAACTTGATTAAGAAAACCGTTACAAAGTATTAATCCATCAAATCTATAATTGACTTCGCTGATTTTAGCAGCATTTTTTGTCATAAACATCGCTACATAATTACAAGCAGCATTATTTGGAGTTCCAGTAGTGGTTCTGTTCACCAAATCAAATCTTAAAAGATTCCATCCTGCTGAAAAAGCATTTCCTTCATTTGTTACTGTCACTGTCATTTCATAATAATTTGCAGAGCTACTTCCCACTCTCAGTTTGAAATTGGTTAAATTAGTGGTGCTTTGGATATAAACATATAAGAAAAACGAACCTTGTAAAAGATAATTGGTAATATCAAAAATATTCATAGTGGAATTTACAATTCCAGCAGTCGTTCCGCCTCCACTACCAATATCCCAAAGCAAAGAACCAACACCTTCTACATAATTGGCTGTATCGGCTCTAACATTTTGTCCATCTCCGTATCCTGTCCAAAGTCCTCCTCCAGAAGCTGTAGTGTCAAGATTTGAAATTGTCACTTGGTCTGAATCAACAACAACAGAAGCTCTTAATTTTCTCAGAGTGTCGTGGTCATTAAAAGCTACAATTATCTGTTCAAATGTTTTTCTTCTGTCAAATTCCTCAGCAGGCACAAGTTCTATTTCAGAACTCGGAGAGCGATTAACCTGTGGAACCAAATCAATAATTTTTATTCCTTTAATATCTGAAGGACAAGTGTAATCATAGATTTTATTAAAAACATTTATAACCGAAGAAAGACGCTTTGTAGTTCTTAAATCTACATCTTTAATGACTTCCCTAACTCCATAATTCATAACAGAATTAACATCCAGCTGTGTAGCAGCATTCTTTTCTATCACTGTATCCCATATTGCGTTCTTAAGTTCTGTTCGTGAATATGTCATCCTATTAATTATAACTTACTATCAACATATTCAAAATAGACCTCGGCTTCCCTTATAATAGCGGCAGTATTTGTAGCAGACGTATGATTAAACCAAAACCTCATTAAAAACGTATTCATATTCGGTAAATTCATTGGAATTGTGAATTCTCTAAGTGCTCCGTGAGTTGCATAAGTTAAAGTTAAGTCAAGCAAATCAGTATTTGTGTCATAATCTCTATAAAGAGAAGTAAAAAGAGATGCCCCTGTTCCAAATTGTGAAAAATAAAGTTTCACAGCTGTAATACGAGATTTATTTGGAAGTAGATAAAGTAAAGAATAAAAACAAGCATTTGGAGTATATCCATTTGAATTGATTCTTGCGATTTTATAAGTATTCCCATATTTTGTCCCAATATAAATGCCATTACTATCCAGATTTTTAATGAATCCTGCTGCCTGAACTGCCATTAAACCATCTCCTGCCCACATTCCTTGATGAAATCCTTGTCCATCCCATTGATTGATTCCGTAATTTCCTGAATCCTGCCTGAAACAAATTGTTTTATTGTAATTATCTATGCTTCCGTGTTTTGGAGCATTCCCCATTCCAGCAGAACTATGTTCAAAAGCTGTTTCAAAATTGGTTCCATTATATCTTTTGATTCTTGTTTTATTATCGGCACCCTGTGTAAAAGCGTATAAAGTTTGAGTTATTTGGTCAACAAATAATGCTGATAAATAGTTATCGGGAATATCAAAAATGTGATTTGGATTTGGATTGGCATAATCCCAAAACCAGACTTTACATTGACTTTGTGTAAAACCAGATATTATAGTACTTTTATATCCTCCTATAATTAAAAAGTTTTGAAAAGGAGTTAAAGTGGTAGCAACCCAACCAGGACCAAGATTTAATTTTTGTATATTTCCAACCATTGACCCGATTGCGACTGTTATTCCTGTAGCTGAAGCAATATATTGACCATTTGTGATATAAAAATTGCCATCATTTCCTTGTGCCATCATATGTGGAACATTTTTTGTGAGAGGTCCGGAGCCAGAAAGAGTGGAAAACCAATCATTGTCTGAAGAAGTTCCATCAGGTTTAATAATTGATACATCCGCATCTGTTTGGTCCTCCCAAGACCACAAAACATATTCAATCCCTGTTCCATCTTTGAAAGAAATACAATCTTGATTATTTGAACTTGTTATTGGAGAGTGTGTGACGTGTCCATCTGCCAAAGTGATTGTATATTGAGCAGAAATAGCACTTTCATTGAATGAAACTAATTTTGTATTAGCCATAACTGCAAACATAGCAGGAAGCCCACTTATAAATCCTGAAGTAGCTATAGCATTTAAAGGTAAGTTATCAACATAAGTGTTGGTATCAGCAAGAGCTGTAAATACCTCTCCTGGAGCAATGTATCCCAAAAAATTAGCTCTGTATAAATTTATAAAACTTGAAAAAGAATATTGGCATTCATTACCACGAATGGTTTGAACCACCAAACCTTCTGTTTGAGTTTGATTAAATTGCTGAGAAGCCCATCCAAGGAAAGGATTTTTAATCGTAATCACACCTTGCTTAATTCCTGTAAGTTTTAATTGTGTTGCTTTTGGCATTATAATCCTGTTACTCTTGATAATTCATAAAAGTTTATTCCATCACTTATGAATGAAACAACTGCTGTTTTATTTGTAGTTCCTGTCAAAGTTCCACTTGATTTAAAATTGTTTCCAAATGTTATAACTTTATTGGAAGTAGCATCATTGGTTATTAAGATTGAAATCATTTGTCCTGGAGTTCCCTGATTGGAAGCATTTATAGTTGCGTTTCCTACAGCATCTATTGTTGTAGTTTTATAAACATTCACCAGAGAAATAATCAAACTTATAGTTGCTGCATAAGTAAAAACATTGACATCAGAAGAAATAGAAACAGTTTTGATTATCCATTTTGTTTGCGGGTCTAATGGGATTTGTAATTGTTGTCCATTCATTTTTGTTCTTTATTTTTATTATTCCGCCTCATTGTGATTATCTGCCATCCCTGAGTTACAAGCAAGGTTATAATAGAAACCGCAAACGCCTTGAACCACCAAATAATTTCGCCCATCTGCGTTTGAAGAATGGCTACCTGTATTTTTATGTCGCCAAGCTCGCCGTTGATAGTTTGAACGTGGTTCTGTATTTCCGCTATTATAGAATTAAAGTCGTTCATTCTACTTGATTATTTTGAGATGTCCGTTGTATTTGTCCTTTATTGTTGTTCATTATTCATAAGATACCCAACAACAATAAAATAAATATGGAGAACAAAGCAGCATAGCAACTGATTATAGCAACAATTAAATAAGTCATTTTATCTACCTATGCAGTGATAATCAAAAGTATTGGATTTCATCACGGGCAAGTGATGGAATTAGTGCCTAAAACTCCAGAGGAAGCGACTTTTAATCGCCAACAAACTCCAGTCGGGTCAGTGAGAATAAGTCCTGAAGCGACCACTGTCCCAGAGTTATTCACCACAAGAAAATTACTATTAATAACTGCTGTCGGATAACTTATAATCACAACACCAGAACCCCCAGCGTATCCTGCTATTGACCCAGCCCTTGAACCTCCTCCGCCGCCACCACCCAAGCCATTAGTCCCTGCGGTTCCGCCGCCAGTGGCATAAGCATCTCCAGTTCCTCCACCGCCCGTGCCACCAGCTCCTGCTGCCGTATATCCAGAACCTCCACCTCCGGCGTAAGTTACGGAAGACCCAGAAATTGCCGATGAAGACCCATTTCCTCCGTTTTGACTAGCGACAGATGCTGCTCCCGCTCCGCCGCCGCCACCAGAAATACCTCCAGCAGCATCCGCACCATTATTTCCCTGACCTGCGGTTCCGGTTCCACCAGTATTAGTTCCGCTTCCACCGGCTCCTCCGCCAGAACCTCCACTTGAACCATTTGTAGGACTGCTTCCTCCCGCACCACCACCACCACCACCTTTTGCCGTGAGTGTGCTAAAAGTGCTGGTTGCCCCATTATTTCCCGCACCGCCGTTCACTGCGGTTCCTCCTTGACCGACAGTTACAGCAAAAGAACCTATCGCTATATTGAAACTTGAGGTAGATACATATCCCCCCGCTCCACCGCCTCCACCACCGTTGCTGGCTGAAGCACCACCTCCCGCACCGCCGCCTGCGACCACAAGAACACTGGCATTTTTCGCAGAAGAGCAGACAAGCGAGCTGGAAGTTGTAAAGGTATGGATTGTATTTCCTCCTGCATAAGTGATTGTCCCACCCGTGCAATCAACGACAATAGAGGAAACCAACAAGGGAAGAACAAGGGTGCTGCTCACCGTTAATGTGTTCGTAGTCGTGGCGTAAGTAAAATTACTCACTCCAGTTATAGTGCTTGGATTACTGAAAAAAGCTACATTAGTGGCGACTGGCGTTCCAGAAGTGGCGACACCTCCTCCACCGCCTCCACCAGTGGTTGAAGTTACGTATTTATTCCCTCCTGCATCTGTAAGAAGAGTAGCTGTGGCGGCTGTAATGTTGTTAAAAGTCTGCGCCGCCGTCCAAGTGCCCGAAGAGGCGAAAGTTACGAATCCAGGGTTGGTGAATGAAATAGCATTGCCACCAGACCAAACTACCGGAGAAACAGCAGTGATAGAAGCATTGGTTAAAAATCCAGGGTTAGTAAATCCGATTACACTTCCAGCCGACCAAGTAGTCGGAAGAGTTGCCGTGATAGAAGCATTGGCGAGAAATGCGGAATTATTCGTCCACTGTGAGACATTCGCCGAGGCAAAGTTAGCGGTGGTCAATCCAGTTGAAGTTGTGAGATAAAGTCCGTTATTTGCCCACTGGGAAATTGCGGAACTTGCGAAATTGGCGACACCGAGATTAGTTGAGGTCGTGATATAGCCCGGATTTGTCCAAGTGTAAGTAATCGTAGAAGGAGCAGAGGAAGCTACGGTTAATCCCGTGCCACCTGCCGCAAGGGTAAAAGTCGGGCTCTGGATTAAGTTAATTGTAGTCGTGGCTGGGGCGACAGTAAGAACCGCTATTCCGTTCTGCGTTATCGTTCCTGAAGCGTTGAAAGCTCCGCCTTGTAATAAAACAGTCCCTGATTGCTGGAGTGTGGAAGTCCCGCTCAAAGCCCCGCCTGTCGTCGCCCAGTAAGGGAAATTGTATTGAGTTATAGGCGAAGAAGTGGAAACCGAACCAGTCCCACCCGCAGCATTTATTGTGATTCCACCTGAAGAAGTGCTAATTGTTACATTAGTTCCAGGAGTAAGATAAGTAGGAATATAAGTTGATGAAGCATTACCTATTAAAACCTGACCAGATTTAGGAGCTGTTCCAGTCCCTGTGCATCCTTGATATGGATAACAGAATACAGCAGAAACAGTAACTATGTGAAGAATGATGGCAATCAGTACTATTAAAATAAATAAAATGATTTTTTTCATATTTTTATACGGGTGACACTGTATAATTACAATATACGACTGGATTTGGAGGAAGTGGATTTGTAAGAGTAATTATATTTCCACTTACTGTATAATCATTTGGAGCTGTTGGAGATAACCACATATCTTGAACCCTTATTTCAAGAGAAGAAGCAGGATTTGGAGTATGTGCGAGAGTTAAAACTGTAGCTCCTTCCGCAACTCCCGATGGAATTTCATTAAACACGAAATATGTTCCAGTAGTAATTGCCTGAACGACTAAAGTTTCACTGGCTGTCAAAAGTCCTTGAACTGTAGATAATAATCCTCCCGGAGTTGTTGGGTGCAAATAACGAGATGGACCACTCATTTTATCAAACTTTGATATTGCTCATCTTTCTTGCAACCTTATGAAAGATTCCTGCTTGTTTCTTAGTCAGAACTACTTCTCCTTTATGAAGTTTTGCCAATCCTGCTCTTTTAATTTTACCACCCTTCTTAAAACTTCTGGGTCTTATATTTATCCCCGCTTTTCTCATAGCATTTATAGCATTTCGCACATCCAGTCTCACTTCAACATTTCTTGCTCTCTGAGCAGCTTGTGCAGCTTTATATCTCGCTCCTGGCAATTGGAGTAAAGATTTAACTTGAGTTAAAAAACTATCCTTTCTTGCTGTTGGCATTTTATTTTTTAGATTTTTTATGTTTCCTTGTAGGTAATTTTGACCTTTTGGTTTTTGCAAAATCTCTGGCAGCTTTCGGGCTTATACTTTTAGCAGCATCTCTCACTGCTTGACTAACATCTCCAGAATGAAGTTTACCCTGTTGTAAGGCGTGAACCATTCCCATAAACTTTTGCTGTTTTTTTGATTTGGCTGGCATTTTTATTCTTTTGTTAGATTGAATGTTGGCAGTATTTGTAATCGTATCCCCGTCTCGTCGTAATATCTCTGAAGTCTACGAACATAAATCTCTAAATTGTGTTTCTCTTTTTCTATATTCGCCAAAATACTACCATTTGTTCCAATTAAATCTTGAACGACCTTTTTCTCTTTTTCAAGACCTTGTTTTTGCTCTTCTATGGTTTTTATTAATGAATCAATTTCTTTCTTAAGAGAACCAACCTTATCTTCGTGTTCCATAACTTCCTTGGATTTTTCATTTAATTTAATTTCCAGACCTTCATAAACTTTTAATTGGTCGGATTTCACTTCTATAAGTTTTGTTAATTGGTCAATTTTTGTCTCCAATAATTTTGTCTTTTCAGTATAAAGATTAATTTTATCTCCATATTCCTTATCAATTTCTTTTAGTTTAACTTCTTTTAATGCCAGAGAATTATTCAGGTCAGATATATGATTTTCAAGTAATAGAATTTCGGATTTCTTCCTTTTTTTCTCATCCAAAATTGTATTTATATCATAAATTGCAATCCCTTTTTGGGTCTGTAAAACTGATAATTCCCCAAGAATAGCATCCCTTTGTGACTTTCTGCTTTCAACATCCTTTTCCAATTCAATATAATCGGCTTTTGTCTGTATAAGTAACTTCTGATAATTGAATAATGATAAAACCATCTTTATACCACACCTGCAGCCTTCCGGACAAGGAAGTAAGAGACATCCATATTGTCGGCATTACCATTATTGATATAAATCGGTAATGGTAATGAAGGAATATTGGAAACTGTAACATTATCAGCAGATTGGGTCGGAGCGAAGGTGGCAACAATGCTTCCATTCACATATACTCTGACAATTGATGGCTCCCATTCTATCTCAAAGAGTATATCGTGTGCAGAAAAAGTGGCATCAGTCCAAGTCAATGTCTTTGAAGTGGATGTTCCAGCATCATCAATTACAACCACACTGAAAACATCACCAGTAATATCAAAGAAAATACCACCTTGTGTTGCCGATGCCGCTGGAGAATAGAATCCCCAACGTCTTGAATCTCCAGCTGTAGGTTTCACCGGAACATTTATTTTGAATGTGGCTCTTTGGCAATACTCGTGAAGTAAATAAGAAGCTGCTGATGCACTGGTAAATCTCAGTTTATTAGATGCTACAGTTGTCGTTCCTGAAATCTGTTTAAAAAAATTAGTATCAAATTGCTTTATGACAACATCATAAATGTATCCGTCTCTTTCGTCGTATTCAAGTAAATTCATTTTATTTTATAATCTTACCGACCTTTTTTAATAAAAACTAACAGTTAATGTGCTTGTATTCCCTGTTTGCTGAATAACAAGACCATTTTTGAAATATACATCAAATATAGCTGTATATGGTCCTTGCTGTAAGAGAGTAGCTGGTAATGTTACTTTCGCAATAACTGTTCCAGCCGCAGAAGTTGAAGTACTATCATATAATGTTAAAACAGAAGAAGTGGCGGGAGTATCAATTGTCAAAGCATACAATATTCCAGAAGTTGTCTTCAAAGAAGTTGTGCTATTATTGGTATCAATGTAAGAATAATTGAAGTATGAAGTCTGATTTGAAGATGGAGCCAAAAGTCCTACTCCATATACCACTCCTGCTGTAATAAGAGTTGCCACTCCAACTGTTAATAGTGTTTTTCTCATCATTGTTTTTTTTATTTATATCCGACCTTGATTTTTCTATTCATATCTCAGTTCTCATCTCAAGTAAGAACTGAGTATGAACACAATTACTATTATGTTCTGAATATCTCACCACTACCACTTGTAGATTTCTCTTGGTAGTTAGCTGCAATGAGTATTGTAGTGGGGATTAAAACATCACCAGCGGCTCCGAATGTTTTACCATTTGAAGCAAAACGATTTCCATCTAAAATTCCAATACATCCAGTAGCAACAATAAAGGTAACATTGGTTCCATCAACAATTGCAGGAAAAGCGGTAAATGTATTATTTCTGATAATCACCCCGTTCATTCCAGACCCTCCTGCAAGATAAAGATTACAATCAACATTTGCAGCTGGTCCGGAAAATACATTGTCTTCAATCACAACATCTTGTGGAACAGAAACACTCGTCCCCTCCAAAACAATATCTCCAACATTTTTATAGAATCTATTGCCCTTGATAAGCACCTGCCAGGCTCCACCAGTAGAAGCCCATTGGATTGCTCCACCAGTAGCGGCATCTGTCGCTGTAGAACCCACACAATTCTTAAAGAAGCAATTTACAATGGCTGTTCCAAATGCTGATTTGGTAGAAGCATCATCGTCAAGTAAAATGCCACCTCCAGTAGAACCATAACCATTGAAGCAAAGATTCTTAATTAGAGTTCCAGGAGACCTAACTGTTAACAATGCTACTGCACCAGAACCTTTGGTTATCTGTGGAAGTCCTCCCTGTGTTCTATTATCTTGAACTCCAATAATAGACAAATTAGACATTCCAGCTGGAATTATAATTGTTTCAGAATAACTGGTTGGGTCAGTTGCACCTGCTGCCATTTGTCCAGGAAAAACAAGAATAACAGCTCCGACTGGAGAATTATTATATGCCGCTGTTACAGCATCTTGAATCGTGGTATAGACTCTTTGAACTCCATCTCCATCGGGAGGAAATGATACCTGAAAGTTCTTATAATCAGTGTCAGTGGACTGCTTGACGATAAAAACTTTACCTGTTGTGTATGGAAGCGTCTTCGCAATAGCTCCATAACGAGTTAATTGATTTTCTCTCATATTTTATTATTTTTTTAGTTGATTATTTTCAACCGACCTTTTTTATGGTTACTGCCATTTAACAGAGAGCTTATTTAGCTCTATTGGAAAGGTGTCTCAAGCACCTTTCCTAAGAACCGACTAAGCTGCTCCATCACCAGAGCTGAAATGAATCCAAACTCCGGTAACAATCGCAATTCCGTATCCAGCTCTAACACCAAAGTTCCAGTCGTCTGTAGAAAACTCTTCACCAGCATTCAAATTGGCAGGAACTTTTAAGTGTGGTTCCTCCCAAACAGCCAAGTGGGCTGTAGAGAATATTGATGAAGCGAGACCCCAGTACTTTGTTTTTGTAGAATCTGGTGCTCCTACGGCTGTCGTAGCAACCCGAGGAAGAATAACGTGTTTATATTTCCCCTTATAGACATTCACAACACCTTGATTGACTCCGGGCTCTGGAGAAGCTGTGCTCTTCAAAAATTCTCGGACTGTATTAATTGTATTCGGGTCATCTGTCGTCCAAAGAATATCAAAGGGTATCACAACTTTCTCACCAAACTGGTTCAAAGTATTATTGACTGCCTGTTGCTCCATCACTTCCAATGCTCCACGTGAAAATTGAGGATTGTTCGCCAATCTATTTCTATAAGTGGTTGAACTACCCTTCAAAGTGTGAGCTGTATAGAACAGTTGAAGAGTATCGCCAAGAGTTAAGTCAGTCGTTCTACCATCCATATCAGTGTAAGTTGTAGCTGTACCGAATGTAATACGATGGCTCAAATCTAATTCTCTTCTATTTATTGCTGTCCCAGACAAATTGGTTAAGCGTCGGACAACCTCTGGATATTTATTTTGCGTTCTCATCTCATAGGTTATACCAATATCCAGAGCTACCCTGTAACTGGTGATAACTTTTGTATAACCTTCCTGAACTTTTGCACGAGATGATTGTGCACCTTCTCCTTTATAGGCAGCATATTCGTTCAGGTCAACTTCGCTGTATTGACGAGTGTTTCCTGAGTTCATTGGAATGTGGTCAACGACAAACATTCCAGAGGTCAGTGCTTCTTGAGCTAACGACTGTTTCGCTTTCTCAAAAATAACATCCGCCAATTGCACGAAATCTGCTAAGGAGACTGTATTTAATTCCATCTTGGTTTATTTTTTTTGTTTAATCTCTAACGGCTAACTGAGTGATTGTTTACCAGTTAACTTTTCCTCGTGGATTAAACACAGTTTATATATTGCTAAAGTGTGGACTAAGCACCAGCAACTGCATCCCACGGAGCGTTAATGAACACTCCTACTTTCGTTGAAGAAATATATTTTGAAACAGTAACGACGTGATGTGTAGAGCTTCCAACGGCAACGGTGCTGGCATCTGTCAAATCAACACTCACACCAACTTTGTTGGTAGCACCTCCAGTACACGTGCATTCCCATTCAACATATTTCTCAACAGGAACCTCTACAGGCTGCCAAGCTGCAGTAGTATAAGCAGCTGAAGCAGACGTAATAGCGGCTCCACGATATACTCCCAGAATCTTCGTTGAACTTGAAGTGGCTGGAGTGATAGCCCCAGAGCCATCAAAAGTAACAAAGGAGTCTGCCGAAAAAGCAGTACTCGTGGCATTGAGGAAGTACATTATCTTTGTCTTTCCTGCTAATCTTTTTATTGTCATTCCTGTATATACTTGAATTTACTTATTATTCCGACTACAAATAATAAGTTTTTCTGTCTACTGTCTATAACGCAAGACGGCGAGAGTAGTGTTTTTTGTTAACCCGGAGTTATCTCTCCGTGATTGCTCCCAGGAAGAGAATTGAACTCTTCTTTAACGCCTTTCATCTGGGAGGTACTTAGTACTTAGTAATTATATATCATTTCAATTAAAAAATCAAGTTCTTAGTACATCGTCTAAAGTTACCTTGGTTTTCAACACTTTATCAACGTCCATAAGATTTATGGTATGCACATCTTTTGTCCACAATTTACTTTCTGCAGTTTGAATTGATTGATTGATTGATTGAATTACCGAATTGGTAAAGAAATTAACTTCTTCAACTTTAACCCCCCACCGAAGTAACAAAGCAAGTATTTCTTTAATAATCACCAACCCTCTCTGCTGTAATAATTTAGTCCAGTCACTCACTTTATCAGTTGTGCTAATATCATACATTGCTTTTGTCATTTTCTCTTTGGTTCCATCCACATAAGTTACATCAACCAATTCAATTTGAGCATTATTATACTCTTCAGAATAAATTGGACTCACTTCTTTTATTTCTTTCGGTCCTATAAATAGTTTCTCCATTTTAATTGACGAATCTTGCATCTATATTATAGACCTTTCCGTCAGACAATCTTCTCAATTCAAAAATCTCATAACCTGTTTCATTATCTTTTGAATTTTTTAAGAGTTCGGCTTCCTGTTTTTTAACTTTTCTGACTACATCTGCATAGGGTAATTTAATTTCACTACCATCTTCCAAAGTGAACAACACTGTTTGTTTCTCGTGCCAGATACCATAAGTATCAACAAACACTTCATCCTGAACCATTCTCCAAGCAACAATAACAGATTGCTTTTCAGTTTGCGGGTCTTCGTAAGCATTCAATTTAACTCTCGGCAATTCTGGCAATTTATTTTTTTCATCATACCCTTGTAATCTTGTTTTATCGGCTGACGATTCCAATCTATCTAATTTCCTTAATATATCTGTCAGTTGTTTTTTAGAGATAACAACTTTTGCTTCTTCTTCTGGATTTTTATTTTTTTCGTTATTATTATCTTGGGACATAGTTTTTATTCTTAAAATCTTCTTCTGTTAATCCCATCTTCTTCCCCAGACCGACTAATTCTGGAGGCCAGGATTTTATTCCAGCACCTGCATTCGGATTTGGAGCACCAGCACTACCCAATATCCTATTCAATATTCCAGGAGACTTCACTCCGACTGCCAATTGATATGCCTTCCGAATTTTCTGCTTTTTTACTTCTTCAGCATCGTCAGGTCTAACAATGTCCTTATATTCAGCTTCAATTTTTTTGGCAATCTCTGTATCTCCATCAGCCAGCTGTAAAAAGGTAGAAGTTAAGTCTTTACCTTCAATGGCGGTTTTCAAAGTTCCAAGCTCTTTCATTATATTCTCTTTCAGTTCATCAACTTTTTTCTCTGCTCCTTCGGCTTTCATTCTCAATGCTGCCATATTTTTACCCTTATCAGTTTCCTTAAAACCCTCCAAATCTTTAACCAATTTAGCTTTTTCCTCTTCAGCCACTTTTAATTTATCTTGAAGTTCAATTATATCAACATTCTCTGGATTAACTTTTTTAAACTCCTCTATCTTTGCAGCCAATTCAGTTTCGTGCTCCTCTTTGGGATATGCCTCTACGGCATTCCCATTTTCGTCGTATAATGTTTTTGGCATTTTTTGTGCTTATTTTATTTTGTGCTACGGCTTGTTAACCCACAAGTCGCGAAGGGAACACTCTTTGTTAAGCACGACCTTTTTACTCATTTTCTCCTTTTGTTTCTCCTGGTTTTATTCCGACTCTTGAAGTTTCTTCCAATAAAGAAGCTAATACTTTGTGTTCGTCAAATTCTTCTTTTGGCTTGGTTAATTCTTTATATTCATCTCTTAAAACTTGTAATTCCTCCAATATCAGACTCAACCCATTAACAGTTCCTCTCGGAAATGAAAGGTCGTTGGATTCTGTCATAGCGAATGTTTCTTGGTCTCGTATAAACTTTTTAATCATTCTTTCTAAATCAGGATAAACAAGAATAATTCTCCCAAGCATTTGTGTTCTATCCTCTCCAACAAGCTCCTCCTCTTTAATATCTGACAAATCTATGCTTCCAAGTAAATGTCTCAATAACTTAACTTCTACATTACTTTGTAACGCAAATTGGTTTTCAAGCAATTCTTTCAAATCGTAGAAATCTATAAAAAATTGTCTAAGTTTTTTGAGCATTTTTTCTTCGTTCTTTTTCCTGTTTTCTTTGTTGCCTACGACCTGCTTTACGACACTCTCTATGAAAAACAATTTTTTGATTCAAAGCGGTTTGTATTAATGGTAATCCACAGTAAAGACATTTTCTATCAGCTGCTTCTTTTATTTTTCTGGTTATTGATTCTGTAATTGATTTAACCTCTTCATAAACATCAATTGGTCTTTTTCCAAATGAAATCTGTATGGCAAAAAACCAGAGGGCAATATAGAATAATTTAATCTTTGAACCATATTTGAAAGCAAATTCTTTTTTATCAAATCCTCGCTTACCTGTTAAAGCGATAAATCTTATTTTCATTATTGCATCCCTGCTGAAATCGTCTGTGCAAGACCTTTTTCTGGCTGTGGCATTCCTGCTATCTGTCCTGGAGGTTTAGCTCCTAATTGAGCACCTTGCTGCTGTGGTGGTTGTCTTTGCTGTAATTGTCCTTGTTGTAATTGTCCTTGCTGCTGCTGTCCTTGCTGAAATATCTTTGATGGGTCTTTACCCCAAACCAAAGCAAATTCCTCTCCAATCTGCTGCCAATTAATTGGAAGAACTTGTGCCAATTGTCCCAAATCAGCTAACATCCCTCTGAAAAGAACTTTGGCTGTATCTGAAGTTCTTTTTTCTCTTTGTGCCACTGTTATTTCCCAGGTATACTTAGCTTCTTTTAATTCATCAGGTTCAATGGCTATAATCTGATAAGGACGATTGAATTTCTTCTGTAATTGCTGTTCGTTCTCATAAATTGACTGTGGGGTAACTGGAGTGGTTTCTTTATTATATGGAACAACCATTCTGATTCCCTTACCTTTACCCTCTATATTTGTTTCCTGAGCGACAATTCTATATTGATTTATAAGTTTTTGTCTCGCCTCATCCAGTTTGGTATCAATGGGATTGAACCAATTGTTGAGCAAATTAAATAATCTGACCCAAGTTAATTTCTGCTCCAAAAGTGAACAAACGAAAACAAATAATGAAATAGCTAAATATGCTTGCTGCTGGAGCATCAACATAGCACTTTGGGTCGGACGCATTCCAGGAGGTAAGGATGGCTGAAGATTTTTAGCTTTTATGTTTTGTTCAACTCTCTGAATCATAGCCAGCTCTGATTGTGTTACCCCTTCAACTTCCTTCTGGTGAAGTGGCACCAAATCTCCAGGTTTCAGACCTGCTGTAATCTTTCCAGGCATAAATACTCTCTTAGAAATAACTTTCCCGGACATATTGAGCCAAGAAGGAGAGAACGATTTCTGTGTTTTCAATACAGCCATTTTAAGCATTTCATCATAAATAGCTGCATTACCCTTCATTCTGCTTACCAATGATTTTCCATAAGCAAAAAATGGATGAATTGGCTCTCCATTTTGTTGGATTATG